GGGTAGAAACAATAATTACCTTAGTAGACTTACCAGAACTAATAGTAGGATATACACTACTAAAGAAATCATCTGCAATATGGTTGGGAATGAACGCAAATTCGTCTAGGAATATGATGTTGAATGACATACCCCGAACCGCAGATGCAGAGGTAGATGCAGCAACAATCTTAGACTTATTCTCTAATTCCATAGAACCTTTGTTCCATGCAATAATACCTTGTTGCATCCACTTAGGTAATGCCTCATATGCAATCTGCAATCTACCCAGTAGATCCCTAGCAGTTGCAGCTTTGTTTGCAAGAATACCTATAGTTACACTGTCATTGAACAATGCATAATGCAAAAGATAAGATACCACAGTAGTTGATTTACCTGACTGTCGAGGCATCTTACATATATTAAATCTACCGTTATGGAAATTATGAATTAACTTTCTTTGAAAGGGGTACATGTCAAAAGGTACTAGACCTTCATCCAAGTTGATAATCTTTATAAACTTCTCAGTAAAATATACGGGATCGTCTTTACACTTAAGATACTCAGCAATTTGTTTCTTAGTGAAATTAATCGGGGTATTGGCTTTCTTTAGATTCGGGTTACCAAGATATACATGATCAGATTCTTTAGCCATCAGGGATTAATTACAAGTAAAGGTTTAGTCGGGTCTTTCTCGGAAGGACAGAAATATATTACCTTACCGCCTGGATATACTTTCTCTAATTCGTATTGAACATCTCTTTTAAAAGGTCGTCCTCTTTGAGGAAAGAACATCTGGATAAACTTAGTTTGTCCTCTAAAGATAAACGTTATTGAATAAGTTGCGCCATACTTGTTCAACCTATTCCAGTTTTCTTCTTTTAGGTGTCTATAAGATTTCATAGTAGAACGCAGGTCTCCGTCTTATTTAGAATCCTTCATGGTCTGTTTAAGCATCTTCTGTAATTCAGCAGTGCTTCCTACAAACAATGAGTTATTGGTTACATTAGTAGTTTGTTTAGTATCTACTTCTTCAATATCTTTGACCTTCTTCTGAAGATCCATTAACTTATCAGCAGTATCGGCAACGTGTTTGATCAACTGACCAGCAACTTCATATGATCTTGCAGATTGGCTTTGATCAGCAACATCTAAAATCCCATCAACAGCTTCTTGACCTTTCTCTATTAAAGAATATAACTGAGCTCTACTATATTCATAGTCTCTTTGAATCTCAGGAGCATCCCCCTTAGATTGTTTAATGCTTGTCCTTGTTGGTTTCTTTACTGGTTCCTTTGGAATAATCTCAGCAGAAACTTCTAAAGCATTATCTATGGCATCAAATTCATTATTCATAAGTCTGAATCAGTTTGCTGACTAATACTAAACACTTGACCATCTGCGAACTCAGTCTTTGTTTCACCAAACCCAAAGTCATCACCATCTAGTATCTGTGCAGTATCTTGCATAGTTATTGCATGTATAGGAATATCTATATCATGAGGTACTGGAGTACTTCCATATTCACCTCTCCTCACAGTCAATCTTTGTCCAGACTTAGATTTGATTAACATCTTCTCTTCATCTACTTGTATAAAATCACCCTTATTAAACGCAGTTGAATCACTAACACTAAATGAAGTTACCTTCTCATCAAATACTTCATTAGTTCTTGCTGTATCATCTGTATTGTAATCTTTAACTGCAACTGGAACTGCTTGATATCTAACTTGTCTTGGAGCAGTTTTGAGATTTGCAGTATCAGTAGTGTAATCAACTTGAACTTTCTTAATCAATCCTTCACTACTATTATTGATAGGACCGAACAAGAATGTTTTGCAATTGAAATTAAGAGTATAGATCAATGCCCTTCTGGTTAGATAATCATCTTCATAATTATCTTCCATATTAATACTCTCAAGAGTTATTGGCATATCTCTCTTTTCACCAATAATATTAACTAAGTCTATAGTTAAATTAAATGCTGGTTGAAAATATGGTAATATCTGTTCAAGAATTTGTATTGCATCCTCATTTAACTTTGCAAGGATACTCATTTGCATACTGATGTTATAAGGAACAGGCATATATCCCTTAATCATTTTATTAGTATCCTTATTAACTGACTTGAAAGTTTGCATAGTAGAAACTTTTCTAGTCGAATCATAAGTCATACCAATAACTTCAAAAGACATCCTAGGAAGAGTAAGAGCTGCAGCTACTCCATCATTATAGTCTCTACCTTGTTCTAATCTTGCAAGGAACTTTTGAGTTGGTCCATATGATACAGGAACCTTTACAACACTAACAACCTTTCCAGCCTTATCTGTGTGTTGGATCTCAATATTATTAAACAAAGTTCCGAAAGACACAATGGTCTTGCGGATTATTTCATGATAGAAATGATTGGTTAGCATAATATTACCACTTTATAATTGTATTTAGAACTCACCAAATGGATTGTTCTCTGTAAAATCCAATATGTTATCTGCTTCTAATTCTATTTCATCATTGGAAGCAAACTCTAAATTACCAAGATCATCTTTGACAGATGATACAGTGTAACTAGCTCCAGCACCAACAATTGCTTCGCCTAATGCAAAGTTACCATTAGGAATACTGACTTTAAGTATCCTATTTCCAGCATCCCAACTAGAAACTAGAGCTTCAGTACCAGTGTTTCCACCCCTAACTGTCTCTCCTCCTTCATAATTACCGAAGGAAGTTGCAACAACAGAAGATATTCCAACAGTAGCGGCAGTAGATGTATATCCAGCACCAGCATTACTATATCTAATTTCAGTAACAGTATTTGCAGTGCTTACTACAGCTTCTGCTTTTGCATTAAGAATATTCCCAGTTGTACTAGTAGACTGTTGAATCCATACAGAAGTAATACCAACTGTAGGTGTGAATGTATATCCTTGACCACCTGTAGTAATTGCAACTGGTCCAAGACATGCTTCGGATACAATAGCAGTAGCAATTGCAACTGAATTGGGACTACCACCACTGAATGATATTGGTGGTGGGGTAGTATATCCTGTGCCTGGATTTATTAATAGAATTCTATCAATAGCCTTTCCAGAAACTCCAGTTCTACTGGTCATAATAGCAACAGCAGTTGCTTGAGTACCCAGATCAGCCTGTTCTATTGTCATTATAGGAACAGAAGTATATCCGTTGCCTGGATGATTAATAGTAAGACTAGTAACTTCTCTAGCAGTATTCAATCCAGCAGTTACTGTTGGTAACTCATTATTGAGATTATTAATGAACTGAGCAACCGTAGCAGTCTGTGGATCACTTTCTTGTTGTGCAGTAGTAGTTGGAACAAGTTGAGAACTGGAAGTTCTAAATCCACTATCTCCAGTCAAATTAAGAGTTATATGATCTAAGAATCCTTTAAATCCTTTTGTAACAATAGGATTCTTACCAGCACCAGCAGTATCAGTACCAAGTTTTAATTGATCATTTGCAAAGAATAAGATAGGATCAGCAGTACCCAAGTTATTACTTACATTTCCATTGACAGAAATAGTGGCATCCTGATTATACTGTTCTACTCTAATGAAGTTCCATGCATTTAGAGTAAGTTGTGTAGTATTCTCAATAGATCCAGAACCAGAAGCAAACACTACGTTTCCTGTCTCTCTGTGATATATCTTGAATCTATCAGTCCACATTATGGCTGCACCATAATTAGGATCCTGATCAAATTGAGTAGGATAGAACCAGAAACTAAAGGATAACCTTCCATCTCCAGCTGGGAATGAATCTACATTCGATGTAAATTTAAAGTTAGCACCATTAACATCAGTATCGTTACTATGATGTAGCGAATTGTTTCCAAACTTAATGTTGGCTGATGTTGTACGATTTGGTGGAGTAAAGGATACGTTTGGAACATTTATGTAATTGGTTCCTGCAAAGGTAATGGATGTAGTCTGTATTGCACCATCGGCAATAGTAACCGTACCAGTTGCTTGATTTCCTCTGGTCGGTTTATTAATATAAACTGATGGAGTACCCTTATAGTTACCATCATCAAACATCTGAACATACTGTACAGACTTGGTTCCGATAATAGTTGATGCAAGAGATACAGTAGCAAGAGCATCTTGATTTGCTTCGGTAGCCATCTGTAGAGTAACTACTTGACCCATTGTTGCAATGGTATCCTCAACAGGAACACCTTCCTTATCAGTAAGACTATCTGGAAGATCAATGATCTCATCTTCAACCTCGAAGATTTCACATCTAAGTTCATACATGAACAGATCATTCATCTGGTAGAAAGGAACTTTCCTTTCAACATATTTGATCTCAAACAATGCATTGTCTAATGGAAGATATATCAAATCTCCTTCTTGTGGAGTATGGGCAACTTTAATTTCATCTGCTGGCCATAACTTTAGGAACGGAGATATGAAATCATCATACCTTTCTTTAGATACGACTAATGTTACTTCATCAGTTGCACGAACACCAAACTTACTTAAGACATCTGATGGTGTTCCAAATCCATCAAAATTAACTAGGTAAGCTTCTAACCTAAAACTATCGTCAAATCTAGAAGCAGTAATTTCTTTTATAACTGTCTTCTCATTAACAATCCTTCTAGGCATGTACAAGACATCCTGACCAAACATCTTCAGATGTTCATTCACCAAATCCTGAACAAGTCTTTGTTCGCTTGGTGATCCGTGTAAAAAGAAAGGAGATAAGGGCATTTATCCTACCATATCTAAAGGTGGCAAAGCATACTCTGTCATTAACTTCTCTTCATGTTTTTCGATTTCTGCAACTCCATCGTCATATATCTGACGACCATTCAATTCCAATCCGCCAGGAAGTTTGACACCTTGGAACTTAATTAAATTTTGACCCCATTGCTTTTTAATCAATGAAGTGGTATACTGTTTAAGCCAGTGATCGTTATAAACTGCTGTTTCACTTTCTGGATCAACAACCCTATAACAATCTATAATTAGATAATGGTCATCAACCAATTCCTTTAGGTTTAAATCAAGATATAACTTACCGTTTTTCTTATTAAATCTTACTTGAACATCTGGATTAAGTAGATAATCGATAGTCTCCAAGTATGATTTTGTTTGACTATAGTTCAATAAATCTATTGCACCATAGTAGTATAAATCATTAAGGAATATCTGGTATTTTACATTGAACATACCCGCCGATAAGGTGGATGAGTCCATTTTAAATACCTTATTGACTGCAATAACTGAGTCAGGTAAAGGAAGGAAGTTGGCATTTTCTTCATACTCTAATGATGGTATTCCACCTTGAGTACTGGTTACTGTTGTTGTAGAAGCAACTCCCGTGAGAGTAGTCTTCTCAGCTTCTGTTAGTTTGTGTTTAAGAAAGACACGATCTATTCCCTCACCATGTCTCTCGTGAAAATATTGGATGGCATCATCGATTAGATCATCTACTTGATCATCATCGACATTTATTTCCAGTACTGGTTTTCCGAGTTTTCTAAGAGCGTACTCTTTTAACCCGTCTTTACTGTTGGGTTTTGCCATTCCAGTAATTCATAAGTTTCTCCGAAGTATTTAGTTATCTATGAAAAAGTATTTTATTGATGAACAGGAGACTTTTGCTATCAATGATGAATTGGGAGCAAAAGTCGAACTAATAGGATCGCAAGAAACACCAATAGTTTATATCGATAATTTCTATAAACATCCAGATAAGGTAAGAGACCTATCACTCAGATGCCCAGGCACAACAAACCAAAGAGTATGTGCAGGATTGCCTGGAGTAAGAGTAGATATGAATATGAACCTTGATGGACTCTTTGAAGTTTGGAGAAGTATATGTAAAAATGTATATGGATTAACTGAAGATGAGAAAGAAACTTTAGAACAATCAATGAGAAATGTTTCCTTCTCTGTTAATGTTACTCAATCGGAAGGAAGAAATAAAATACCTCATGTCGATTTTCCTGTTGGTCTTAAGACAAGAGGATGGGCTGGTTTAATATATTTAAATAAAGGTAAAGAAATTAGTGGTGGTACTGGATTTTATACATATAAAGGTTTGCAAATAACTACAGAAGAAGAATTAAAAAACATAGAAAGAGATCAATATGTTGCAGATAGTGTAGGGAATTGGGAATTAATTCATTTAGCTGAGATGAAATATAATAGAATGATATTTTATCCAGACAATATATTACATGGAGCATATGATAAAGAACTTATATACAAAGACGATCTACATAGATTAGTTCAAGTATTCTTTTTACCACTACATTTTCCATGGCCTAAACAATGAAAAAGTATTTTATTGATGAACAAGAGACGTTCGCAATCAACGAAGAGTTGAACGCAAGAGTAGAATTGATGGGATGGCAAGAATTGCCAATTGTTTATATGGATAACTTCTATAAGAATCCAGATAAAGTTAGAAATCTTGTACTTAGATCTCCAGGCACAATCAATCCTAGAATATGTGGAGGAATGCCTGGAACTAGAATAGGTATGGATATGAATCTAGATCATTTCTTTCCAATATGGAAGGAGATTGCAGAAAATGTATATGGATTAACGAAAGAAGAAGAACCAGAGTTTATACGTTCAATGTTAGGAACTCCTTTCTCTGTCAATGTAACGCAATCTAGAGATAACTGTCTTAGGGAACTAGTTCCCCATATAGACTATGAAATGAAAGAAAACGTAGAACCAAGAGGATGGGCAGGATTAATATATCTCAATAAAGGTGATGAATGTAAGGGGGGAACTGGTTTTTATAACTATAAAGGACAACAGGTAGATCCAACACAAGAAGGTATATGGAACGAAGAACATGTATCCGATAGTATAGGACCTTGGGAACTAATTCATCTTTCGGAAATGAAATATAACCGACTAATATTCTATCCAACTCATGTTCTACACAATGCATATGATAAACCAGATTATTTTACGGATAGTACTTATAGATTAGTTCAAACATTTTTCCTACCAGTATGATTATTCTCACAGGTTATAACGGTTTTATTGGTAAAGCATTTGCAAGTGTTTTAGATCCAGATAATATCTATAGAGTAGAAGCCGAAGGTGCTTTCCAATTTCTAGAAGAATATGAAAAATGGGATACAGTAGATCTGATAATACATCAAGGAGCAATATCAAGTACCACAGAAACTGATTTAAATAAAATTCACAAGTACAATGTAGAATTTTCTGTTGAACTATTCAAAAAGGCAATAGAGTATCAGATACCAGTCAAATATGCATCTTCGGCATCTGTGTATGGACAAATGGAACAGATCATTAATCCATTAAACTACTATGCACTATCTAAAGTTGCTGTAGATTATTGGGTTATGGATCATATCAATGAATTTAAATCAGTACAGGGGTTTAGATACTTTAATGTCTATGGTGAAGGGGAAGAACATAAAGGCAATCAAGCAAGTCCAGTAAGTAAATTTACAAAACAAGTTCAAGAAACAGGTACTATAAAATTATTTGAAAACTCTGATATGTATTTCAGAGACTTCATATGTGTCGAAGATGTAGTTGCAATTGTTTTGAGTAATCAAAAGGGTTCTGGAATATATGATTTGGGTACAAGTAACGCAGTTACTTTCCAAGATGTTGCGGAATTAGTTGCAACCAAGTATAATGGTAAGATAGAACATGTACCATTCCCCGAACATCTAAGGGGTAAGTATCAAGAATTTACTTCTGCGTTACCAATATGGGGCGACTATAAATTTATTACAGTGAGAGATTACATTAATGCCGACAAAAGGGGAGCTAATGCACTACAGGTTGCAAGCGTGGCTCCGTGAAAACAAATGTGCAGATATTGAATATTTGGGGCTTCGTCCTGATACCCTAGGTATAGAACAACACTTCTATAGAATAGGAGAACATGACGTATCTGTTGACCTGATTGAAGATTTAGAACCAGTGGAGGAAGAATGAGGTATTGCGTTGATATAGATGGTACTATCTGCACCCCAACCAAGGGAAGGGATTACGAAAGTGCAACACCATATAAGAGTAGGATAGAGACCCTAAATAAATTATACGATGAAGGAAATTATATAATTTACTTCACTGCTCGTGCAATGGGTAGATTCTCAGATGAGAGACATCCCATCGCTGCAGCAAAGGCTTCAGAAGTCTTATTTGACTTGACTCAACAACAACTTAAAGAATGGGGTGTCAAGTATCATGAACTGATTATGGGTAAGCCTCATGCAGATATGTTCATTGATGATAAGGCATGGCCTGATCATGTTTTCTTTAAAGATGTGAAATGAGAACTTATCCCAAATCCCCTAGTGCTAGTAGAAGGCCTCGTAATGCAAGGGCGGCGGAACCTGTCAAGTATGTTCCGAAGGGTTGGGGATATGAAAAATGGATAGCGAACTGTGAGAAATATTGTGGTAAGTTATTGTTTATTGTCAAGGGCAAACAATGTTCATGGCATTTCCATAAACTAAAAGACGAAGTATTTTTTGTCCAAAGCGGAAAGATTAAACTCTTTCATGGTTGGGAAGATGATATAGAACATGCACATATAACCATCTTGGAAAGAGGAGATAAATTTCACGTACCTATTGGTCTGAAGCATAGAATGTATGCACTAGAAGATACAGAACTATTTGAGTTCAGTACAGAACATTCTGATACAGATTCACATA